CGGCAACCAAAGTGTGTATCATTTAGTAGCGCTATCTTCATAATCTTCAAAAAAATAATCTAAACTATTCTTACTTCTTCTTTTCTTCCTTTTCTTTTTACTTTGTTTTATTTCTTCAGCAATTTTTTCTTGTGCTTCCAAAGGTAAGTTTTTTTGTAAATACTCTGTCATTTGATTTTTAAACTCTCTGTCTTCTCCAGGTTGTAGAGCAAAATCATCTAAATTTGATTTACTAATAAGTTTGTGTTTAATTGTCACTTGCTTTTTCTCTTTTTGTATTCTACGTATAAATGCATAGTAGATTATTTGAGTAAAGTAAGCAAACGGATTATTTGATTTTTTACCATCAAAGTTGTCAAGGTATTGTAGACAGTTTTCTATACCATCTGAAATCATGTCATCTTTAAAGGTGTAATTAATAAAATTAGGTCTATATGAAAGGTGATTGGCAATCTTTAAAAAACAAGAACCAAGATAGTTTCCTACTGGTGGTTTAGGTCGTTTTTCTCTCTTTGCTTTACGTACAGACTTTCTATACTGTATCATCGCCTCCAAAAACTCTTTGTTATTTACATAATGTTCTTTTTTTGTTTTTGTTGTCATAATTTAAATATACTACATTTTGTTATTTTTGTCAATGTTTTCCCTAGATGGAGCGGGCTATGAGATTCGAACCCACGACCTACTCGTTGGCAACGAGTCGCTCTACCACTGAGCTAAGCCCGCCTAAAAAAAATTTCGGTTTTTGCCGAAATCAGCATTGACATTTTGGTGATTTTATGTATAATGAACGGTGTAGCCGGTTGATTGAGGATACTCCAGCCTAGTATATTCCTAATGTAAAGTTCCTTCATCATCGTCATCGTAAAAATTCATATTATCATCAAAAATCTCGTTAATCTTTTTATTCGCATTTGTTGACAGTTGTACTTTGGCATGTTTTACCTTGTCTTTTGCCAAAGGTATATCTTCATATGTGTCAACCACACCTTGATAACTTTTACTCATGGCGTCATTGGCCGTTGTAATAGTCATTATCTTATCTTTCGGGATAGTTATTTGTTCATCGTCTGTATAGGCAGTCCAACGAATCAAAGCAATATAGTCTTTAAATCCAGCCGCCGTAATTTGTGGTACGTATTTAATTTGTAAAGGCCGTTCTATATTGATTGTTTTATTTTTTGGATCTAATTGTCTTTTAGTAAATTCAACAACAGCGACAATATCATCTCCGTTTACCAACTTAATAATCTTAATATTATTATCTTGTTTCTGGTGCATATTATTATTTATCCTTATTTAACTCTGCCAAGACACAATGAGTGCCTCCTGTTCTTGTTGATATGTCGTAGTTTTCTATTGCTACTTTTTTTAAATAATTTAAATTGTAACCACCCTTGTTAGTATTTCTATGTTTCTCTCCTGGTATATAATCATGGAAAATAATTTTAAAAGTATCAGTAGTTCTTTTTAATATTTCTTCACAATCATAAGTGCCAAGTGAACCATCAACGAATACAAAATCAAAATCATAATGACCATACTCTTTCCAATAATTAGAGCTTTCACAAAAAAATCTGTTTATGTTATCTTCAATGCCAACATATTCAAAAATATTATTTCTGTCAATAGTATATACCTCTGCTCTGTTTGCCACTAAAGCAGTTGTACTTTTACCTGTGCCAGTACCTATCTCTAATATCTTTTTGGCGTACCGACTTTCTTCTAACAAAAATCTAAAATCTTGATCTGAAATCATTTTAGTTCTATGTTGTGTATTTCATAATTAAAATCTTCACTGTTGTAAATATTTATTCTTTCACGAAAGTGTGCAAGTGTATAATTTTCTTTGTCTTTATAACTCATATCGTCTGCTATGTCGTACAAAGTCGCAGCCGATTTATTATCTTTTAATCTTAAACCTCGGCCAATACTTTGTAAATTTCTTATGCGAGATTTAGAAGGACTAGCAAAAATAATGTTATGCAAATTCCGTATATTAATTCCGGTTGAAAAAGTGCCGTAAGAAGCAACAATAATGGCGTTGTCACTTTTCTCCGTAATTTCTCTAATATTTTCTCTATCATCTGTTTCAACTCCTCCATGTACATAAAAAACATTTTTATCTTCAGCCTTTTCTTTTATCATTTCGTATAACTCATTACCATGTTTCTCTACGTATTGAAATAAACATAGAGTATTACCTTGTAAGCTAGAGGCCAAGTTTCTTATGTATTTGTTTCGTTTTTCACTTCTTACTAGGTAATCCATTTCTTCTTGATAATTCTTATCTTTTATCATGTGTCTAATATCTTTGTCATATTGTAATACCAAACATATAATTTTTAATTCTGCTAATTGTTTTTTCTCTTGCAATTCACTTGTAGATACAACTTTATTTACTACACCAAACAATCCTTCTAACACTAATTTGTGTGTTTTTGTACCATCTAAAGTACCTGTAAGGCCTACTCTATATTTACATTGTTCTAGTTTAGTCATTATTTTTGTCAATGAAACTGCTTTAAATAAGTGTGCCTCGTCACCTATAACCATACCAAACTGTTTAAACCATTTTTTTGGTTGATTGTATATAGATTGCCATGTAGATATAATAACGGCTTTATTTGTTTCTTTTTCGTGACCTTGATATATCTTATGTACATTATTCATATTCCAACCATAGTCGCCAAAGTCTTTTGTTAATTGTTCTACTAATGATGTGGTCGGTACTATAATTAAGATTTTCTTGTTTTGTTCTTTTAATCTTAATATATTAAAACGTACTAGTAAATATACTATTAATGATTTACCAGAGGCCGTTGGAGACAACAACATACATCTATTTTTTGTTGTTGCATATATAAATGCCTCTCTTTGATAGTCTCTTATTTCCATAGGTATTTTAAGAGCCTTTGTAAATGCGTCTACTTTTTTTACATCAACCTTTGTATCTGTAATTTTAGTGCCGTCTACTACTTGTATTTTATTATCTTCACACCATTTAAGTATATAAGGATATAAACCGGCATAAATTTCACCAGTTGCATAAGAGAATAATCTTATTTTTCCATCCCACACTCTGTTTCTGTAAGCAGGAACAAACTTATAACCAGGTACCTCAAAACAAAAATACTCTGATAACTCTCTACGTATAGAGGCGTCTGCCTCCACCTTGAGGTAAACATCGTTTTTTCTATCTACTATAATGTATCTGATATCTGGCATTACACAAACGAAGGACCGACAATCCAACCTACTAATACTTTTCTGGTACCTTTTGTTATAGGGTGTACTTTATGCCACATAAATGACGGAAAAGTTATAATTGTACCTGTTGTAAATTTATCTGTAAACTTTACGTTTTGATTAATACCTTTAGGATTTGGATTTGCAATTTCAAATTCGCCTCCTTCATAATCTTCGTTTAAACATAAAGTAAAACTTAACTTTCTGATAAAACCATTAGGATATGGATCAGTATGTGAATCTATGTGCCAATCATAGTGGTCATTTTCATTGTATATTGTATATTGAAAAGGCTCAAATTCTTTTAAATCATAATTCCAACCGGCAGATTTATTATGTTCTAATACTATCTTTTCTAAATCTTTGTATAACTGTTGATTTTCTTTTACCCATGCCACGTTAGAGCTTCTATTATCTTGGTTACCATCTTGAATGTTGGCCTCTTGTATAGGTAAACTATCTGACTTTTGTATTATCTCATTGCAATATTGTGGAGAAAATTTAGCAATAGATACACAATTGTTATTTTTTAAAAACATTATACAGCACCACTAGTAAATCTCTTCCAGTCTATTGCGTTTTTAATCGTAAATGTTCTATTAGAAATTTGTCTTATTGTTCTATCTAAAAAGTCAACAACTGTTTCTAGATATTTAACTTTTTGATTTAATTTTTGTACGTCTGGATCAGCTTCAATATATTGTGGTACATCAGCCTTTAGTATTTTTAAGTTAAATGGTTTTAATGTATACACAGCTGGATCAGATTTGCCTGTATAATATTCCCACTTTTCTCTTTTGATTGTTCTATATTCATCTTCAGCACGTGTTAATAACAATTTAAATTTTGTTAAAAATTTTACGTACTTGTTATGTAATTGAGGTGTTTTTAAAGATTCTAAATCTAATTCAATATCGTTAATTTTTAAATCTTTATCTGCTAGTTCTTGTAATTGTTCTAAATCCATTATATCTCCACTTGTTCATAATATTACTCAACCTTATTTATTAAGATGTTGTAACCGTTTTTTGTTTGCCTGTTAAAGCAAAATCATATATTTTATATTCAAAAGAAACCGACGCTGTTAAATAGTCAACGTCTGTCGCTTGTTGATTGTATAATAATCCTGATAATGATGTAGGATATACATCACTAAATCTAACTTCTACAACCGAATTATTTTTATTTGATAACACTGATAGCGTAGCGTCTGAATATAAACCACCTGTTTTTGGTGGTGCGTATTTAGTTCTACCTGCGTCACCTAATACATTGCTTGTACTACCTGGGAATCTATCATTACCACTAGTTAATGTATTTTGAAATTCTTTATGATCTTCAGGAAAGCCTATACCTCTTAACCAACCATGTATTTCTTGATAGTTTTCTAAATTTTCATCTACTAAAAAGGTCATAGTTAAACTTTCATAATTTAATTTATCTCCTGGCAAAGGTATATCTTTCAACATTGTTTGTTGTACAGGTGTTCCTGCTAATGATATTCCTGGTATATTAACTGCCGTACAAAAGTATTCTGTTTTTGGTAGTTTTAATATGTTAAATTTAAACTGCGTTGGACTTGCATAGTCTAACTTTGTTGGTTGTCTAGATTTTAAAGTTGTCATATTACTATTTATTAGCGTCCTTATCTACTTCTTCCCACTCTTTTTCAGTAGCCACTTTCTCTAATTCTTTTTCATTTTCTGTCAAAACCATTGATTTAGTTTCTGCCTCATTTAATTTTTGTTCAATGTTTTCAAGAGGATTAGGCTCTTGTGGATCAAATATACCAATATAACATATAAACAAAAATAAAGCAACAACCTTAATACAGATTATTACTACTAACATGGCTAATATTGTTCTTAATAAATTCTTCATTGATACATCTATTTAGGTTATTTTCTTTCCCATATCTTTAATTTACCGCCTTCGGCCACTGTCATTTCTTGTTTACCTTGTTTCTTATTACTTCTACAAGTATCCCAACAAGCAAAAGGACCTCTGTTATTTTCTAAAGACTCATAAAAGGCTTCCCAATAATCATTACTTAATATGTCATTTACGTGATCATTATCTTTTAAATGACTATTCTCTGCCAATCTTTTAAACTCTGGATCTGTCATCATTCTTTCAGTATCACAATGACAACAAGGTAATACCTGGCCTCTGTTAGTGACAGCCAAGTTCATATCTCCTTCAAAACACATAGCTTCTATCTTAACATCGGATTTGATATTCTTTCTTTCTTCGTCTGTTAAGTTTTTTTCTATGTCTCCTCTTTCCGTATATTCACTTACATGCGGAAAATTAAATTTAATTTTGTTCTTCAAACTCATTTACTTCAATTCCTTTTTTCTTTTTAGGAGCCAATTTATCAGGCTTTTTATTTTCCCACCTACCACTATTTATCACGTTAAATATAACGTCTATTTCTTCAGCCATTTTCATGGCTGTTTCTAGGTCTTGTTCATTATAATTAAACACAATATACTGCCATATGGGTTTTTTATTTAATATCTGTCTAGCCATTTTTAATCTTTTAAAATGTAGTTCACCGTTTTGATGTACTCTATACTTGTGACTATCTTTAGGTAATCCGTCTATACCAAACCACCATTGTGAATCAGGATTGGCTTCAAATGCTTCTTTAAACCATTTGTCTGATTTAAAACTAGAGGCAGTATGTACTTGACTTATTAAATCTTTTCTTTTTATTATTCTTAAAAAATCTATAAAATGTGGGTGATGTATTGGATCTGAATATTGTCCACAAAATTGTATTCTAGCAAAATAATCTGTAATTTTTTCAAACTCATCTATTGTTATATCTCTACCTGGTATTGGTTTCTTTTTTAGACCACCTTTACCATCACTTTCATATGTTTGTCTAGCACAACGCAAACACTCTAACGGACATCTATGTGATAAATCTAAATTAACTTTGTTTGATATAAACTTTCTATTTCTATTAGGTAAATTATCCCATGTTTCTTGGCCTACTTCCATGCCTTTGATAATTTTATGACCACCTAATATAATCTTCTTTTCCATAACCACTATTTAGTCAACCAAAAAAAAAGGGGACCGAAGCCCCCTTTTTTAAATAAACGTTTAAACAACGTATTACATGATGTTTGATACTTTAACTTTTTGGTAGTATCTGTTTGAATTTGGCGTACCTGAATCAGTCACACCAGAAACAGCACCTGATACAGCACCAGTTTCAGCAAATGGGTTCGCAACTAAACCGTATCTAGTTTTGAAACCAATTTTTGGTTGGAAAGTATCTTGACCAACTGCTCTCACCATTTGTAGTGGAACATATGGACAATAGAACATACCAGCGTCATAAGGTGAAGTACCTTTGTAACCAACAACGTAGTATTGGCTAGCGCTTGAGTTTGCACTATAT